CCATTTGCCTTTTTGTTTTCACCTGTTATATGATTATAGATTTCGTATATCATTAACTTGTCGTCAGTTCTAACAGAATGTCCATTGTATAAGATTCCATGGTGTTCTTGGCACCATACGTAATGTTCTAGTTTCATAATCTTCTCAACTGTTTGTTAATTAATTCTGCTGCAACTGCTGCAACTATACTATTAAATATAAATGACCATCCCGTTGTAATGATGAAAAAGGGTATACTTGCCCAAAAGGTTAAACATAGTGGACAATTGAATGGTTTAAAGTCTATATTAAAATAGGTTAGAAGTTTTTGCCATAATGGTGTTTCTTGTATTACTGCACCAAAGCATGCTACAGCAAGGATTAATTCATAATTCATAATTTAAGTTTCTTTCTTTTAGGGTTTTAATTATATGTTCACGGCATTCTTCAACCGCTTTTGATATACTTGTTCTGGGTATGTTAACTTGTCTACTAATTTCAGAGAAGTTTTGGTT